AAATTAATAATATCGTCTGCACCTCTTGACTTATTTAGCTTCTGAATGTAGCTAGCCAATCCCTCTGCAGAGTACTTTAAGTTGTACTTGTCTAATTTATAGACATACTGAACTAGCTCTTTGAAAAGTGGGCTGTACTTGCAATTTTAAGAATACAAATCGTACGAATTGAAAAGTAATCTTGACCGCTTATTCCGTCCTTTTCAAGCTCAGTAAAACGTTCAGGATAAATAATCCGATTCAACGCCCTATACGTCGGATAAATACCCCCAATAATTCCATTGCTTAATCTATAGTCCGTATGGTATAAATTTTGTAAATAGACAAACCAGTTGTCTGCAATGTAACTCTTTTCTTTATTAACGATTAAACCATATGTTTCATAATAATTCATAAGGCCTTCAGGATCGTCGGTGATTAATGCACCATCGTCGCCTTGAATGTCCATTTCACTTTCATGAATCCCGAATTCTCGTGCTATTAGGTATTGTACAATCGAGTCAACCTCATTGGTAAAGGCACTGCCAGAAGGAACACCATGACTTCCGGTTAGGATACCTTCAGGTGTAATCAGCTCTATCGTGTTAAAGCGCTGTGCGATATAGTCTATGGTACTATCCTCAGAGGGCTGATATAACATTTTAATATACTCAAAAGCCGATTTCTGTAGCTTGGTTCTCACTGTAGCATCATATGTGGAGAAATCTATACTTAAGCATTTTAATTTTCTCTCTAATGCCGAGTCAATTAACTTAGTAATCTTCAGATCCACTGCTTCCGGACTAACAATTGCCGAGCGCCATTCTTGCCTTTTCTGATATTCTAGTACTGGCCGGTAGTACATCATCTCTAATAATACGTCTGCAATAGGAAATCCCCAAACGTTGCGAGTTTTCAACATTTCTTGAGTTCTTGTGAATAAAACACAGGGATCCTTTCGGTTTAATAATTGTTGTAATTGCTCAACAACATATGTTTTAACACTACCTTTCTTGCGATAAAAAGGCAAACCGGAGTTTGTATTAGGCTTCAAATATTTAGACGCTTCTAATTTTGTTTTAGGCCTCAAAACACGACGTAAGTTTTGAGGTACGGCCGGAGACTTAATTGCCTTATCTCGAGCATAAGATAGGTAAACGCCTTCTTCTCTATCCACCCATGGTATTGCTATACTTCTTGGGCCGAATTTGGATTTATTAGAGAGCTCCAGTTGTAAAAGTACATCATTTATTCTCGATTTATTTGCATTAAAAATAACATCCCATCCTGCTAAAGCTTTCTTGGGACCAGTTCTGTTAACAATAGGACTCACAAGTATCGTATCATCACCTTGAACTATACGAGACAAGGCAGAGGATAACTGACCTTCCACATCCTTAGATACATTCAGACTACTAAGAAATTC